CAGCTGCAACCATTACCGGACTTTGCCGTAACGCTCGTAGTTAGGGTTAAGCCAGTTAATGATGCTAGGCAAGACTGACACTAGAGCGGCATTTGCAATCGCATTGAGGTCGAATCCCACCGCTAGATAGGTCGCTAGTGCTGTCGCTAGGAATGTCTTTGCCCAGCTTTCGGCCATCTTCTTTAGGTCGCTCATTCTTGTCTCCTTCTAGGTCAAAGTAACTGCTGTCTTTGTCTCCCAAAGTTGTAAAGCTAATATGGAAATGAGAACGATGAGGATTAGGGCCTGAGTATTTACGCCGCTTCCAGCCCAATATTGGGCTCATAATTTTGCCATCGTAGATAATATATTTGATTCGCTTATCGCCCTTCTTGGCGCATTTACGAATCTTCTCAACCAACGCATAAGCTTCTTCTTTATGTGCCGATAGGTCAGAATCAATATCTATAGCTCTAACGATTCCATCGACTGGTATATGGTCAGAATTGCCTTTCGCAATGTGCCGAGCATCAGCAATCCAGCCGTCAGACTTCCTATCGCGATCAGGATAATCGTCATCGATTTGCTCCCGTAACTGAACACCCGCTGCACATAGTCTCGCCATTATCTTTATAGATTGTGCTTAAAGACCGAGAGCGCGGAGATCGTCTAGGTCTAAACCTAAAGCAATCAACTTAGCCTCTGCAGTTGCTTTTTTGGCTGCTTTGTCTAACTCAGCCTGTGCCTCATCTGCTTTGACTTCCTTAATGGCTGCATCTATCTCAGTTTTAGTAGGTGCTTTCCCTTCTAAGATATCCCATTTAATTGTTGAGTAATCATCTTCAGTGAATGAAAACTCAGCACTTGGCTTTAATTTCTTTATGGCTTTGACTAAATAACTCATTATGCACCTATTTCCATTGCAATTAAAACTGATGGGCTAGAGTTTTCTTGATAAGTAGAAGTTCCGCTATTAGCGGTTGAGAATACTCTGCCCTGAATTTTGTAAGTTGTTGCAGAAGTTGTTGAAGGAGAATCTAAATACATAATGGGTAATAAACCCCTTAATGCTGTTGTCGTTTCTGGGGCAACATTAAATGAAAGAGATTCGTAGCCACCAGTTCCAGAAATCCAGACCGCAGTTGAAGTCCTTACTAATTGAATACCAACGCCAACTGTCGTTTCAGCTCTTTCTGCAAAAACTTGCTGAACGCCATAAATTAAAACCTTGCTTGTTGCAGAGCTTGGTGTAATCGAAACACTTAAACCAGTATCCTGAAAACTTGTTGAAGCAACTGTTGTGGCTGTTGAAAAAGTTGCTTGCACTACCTGCAAAACTTTGCCACCAGCAGGGGTAGCCCACTCGGGTGCAGTTGCTCCAGAATTGACTCGTAGAACCTGTCCAGCAGTTCCAATTGGCAAAGCGGTATTGACATTAGAAGTTGCTGATCTATAAGCAATTGCGCCAGTTGTTGTCTGTGGGTTTAAGTTCTTTGTCGTTGTATCGACTGAGCTTCCCAATGTGCGAATTGCAGCTGCGCCATCCTTGACGAGATCAGTATCGTTAGGGGTAGTCCAGCCGTAATTAGTAGTCGTTGCCATTTAGTCTCCTATGCCACAATTGTAGCGTTATACCATTCCAGTAATGGATTTATTGTATTCCAACTCTCTACCGCTGGGACTGAGTTCCAACGGAAGGCTTGAAGGCTGAAAGCTATAGGCGATAGGTTCATAGTTAGGTCTAGGCGGTTAAGACTTGCAGTCCAAGTCCAACCCTCTACAAACCCTTGAAAATCGCCATCGGTCATATTGGTTGGTAGATTAGTAATATTCAACGGCATACCCATAAATACATTTAGAAGGCTATCTCGGTCGGCATTGTCAATTTCTGGATTAGCCGTAGTAAAGGTTATCTGCCGTAGGGCAAATTGAGGATAAGCGCGAATAAGTAGATAGAAGGCTGCTTGGTCAGCCGCATCGTGACTATGGCGCAAGGTGGTAGATATTGTGGTAGCTAGTTGGCCGTAAAGGGAAATAGAAGCTGCATCTTCATCAGATACCGATGCGCTGCCAATACCATAGCCGACTGTGATTGCGTTGCGAACATCGCCAGCCCGCTTGACTATGGAAAGAGCTGGACCAATGGCGTGATTGCCATCGAGATCAACATAGCCATTAGTCGCAAGGTATTGGCTTCGGTGTGTTGAATCGGCGTATCCAATACGGCCTTGAGCATCCTCATATAAATAACCTAAACCGCTAGTGGCATACCTAGAAGCTAAATTATAAACTGTGTCATTAAGGCCAGTCTCAGAGTGCAGCTCATAATCACCCGGAGTATCTATCTCGCCTAGTCCGCTATTTTCTGCATCCTGCCATTGAGTCGTTGCGTCATAACCATTCCAAGTCTCGGCAGCTGGCACTTCATTCCATTGGTCAAATAATACGCCGCTAAGTAATTCTTCAATGCGGTCTCCATCAAATTGATGGGCAAAGTTGCCAGTATAAACTGCCCTAGCAAGTCGCGCTAAAGCTCCGACTGCCGTTATCTGTATTCTTTGAGTGGTCGCAGTTGAGCCAGAATTTTGAACTGTAATGCTTAAATCGGTTATAAAGCCGCCAAATAAATTTACATAAGTAGCGCTTGAATCTTGGACTTCAATAGTTACTGCATCGTTAATCTCATAAGGAACTGATGCCTCAGCGGTCTCGATTAAAGTTAGACTGCAATAGCCAGCTAGCGGTTGCTGATAAATATCATCGCGGCCGGAAGTGATAGTAAGTCCGCTAAGTGTGGCGCTGGTGACTGTAGAGCCATTGACTTTAACTCGATAGACTGGACTCCAAACTGTCATAAGATTAGTTGATCACCGCCGCCGCCAAGTCTGCGGCTGCTGTTATTCAGAGCAAGTTGAATTGCTCGGCTAAATCCTTCTTCATCAATTACTGATGGAGCATTGACATTGATTACCACATTGCCTCGCTCATCTTCGCGTCTAGCAGCTGCAACATCAAATCCAGAAGCAATTGCTTTGCCAGTTGGATTTAATCCAGATGGGAAACTAGGCATTGTGCCTGTCACAACTGGAACAGTTATCCCTGCAACAGTTGCTACGCCACCACCACTGCGACTGCCGCCGCCACCACCGCCAATAACAGGCGTCCCAGCGGTAAAGCCTGATGGAAGGCTAGATGATGAGACTGTGTTGCTGCCAGTGGCCGCGGCTGCATTTGCTTGATTATCAAATAATTTTGTAGCAGCAATAATTGCTCCAACTACTGCTGCGCCAGTTGCTAAGCCAGCAAGAGGGTTGAGAGCAAATCTAGAAGCAATAGCAGCGGCTACTGCGCTATTTCGCAAAGCAGTATAAGCGCCAATTAGTAAGTTGATAAGCACAATAGTTGCCTGAACTCCAGCTGCTATTTTGGATGCTACGAAAACTGTTGCTATAACCCCAGCAACGACCATAAGCTCATCCTTAAGATCAATAACTGTGTTTATAAATCCTCTAACTTTTTTACCCCATTCGACAGCGGTTTTTTGGCTATCAGTAAGAGCTTCATCTAGGCTATCTTGACCAGTAAGGCCAGCGATAAATCCATTAAGAGCTGGTATAAAATCCGCTAATATCCAAGCCGTAAGCTCTTGAACGACTGGCAGCAAGGCTGCGCCGATAGATTCTGTTGCTTCATCCAAAGCAATTTTAACTCGTTCAATTTGTTTTTCAGTTGATTGTGCCTCATTAGCTGCAAAACCGGCAAAGGTATCTGTTAAGCTGTTAAATACTAAATCAAAATCTTTAGATTTAAGTATAGATTGGTCTAATCCTAAACCTAATCTTCCCAACGCATTTAGATTGCCGTCATAAGCTTTACCTAAAGCATTGGCAATTGCTTCCAATGGTTTGCCAGTTGCAGAAGATATATCTAGCGCAAGATTAAGTAATTTTTGGGCTTCTTCAACATCTTTTGTCGATCTGACTAATCTTGAAAACGCAGGACGCAATTGATCATCTGTAACGCCAATAGCAACTGAAGTTATACTGATATACTCTTCAACGCCAGCGATTTGCGCCGCTGTTGCTTTTGTAGTGTTTTCAATTGTTTGTGCTAAAGTTCTTTGAGCTGCCTCATCTTTTGCAGCATTTTCGACTGCAACCTTTGCAAATGCTCCAATAGCTGCTCCAGCAGCAGCAAATGCAGCAGCTGCCTTTATGCCAAAGTCTTTGGCTCTTTCGCCAATTGAATCAATATCTTTAGAGCCTGCTGCGAGCTTCTTTTGGAAGTCAGCAGTATCGGCTAAGAGCTTAAGTGTTAATGCTCTTGAATCAGATGCCACTTATGCCCCACTTATCTAATATCTTATTAAAGGCAGCAGTCCATTGGGATACGATATTTCTTTGCTCTTTGCGTAGCGTTGGATAGATAAACCAACCGCGAGAACCGCGGCCCTGTCTGCCTGAGTAATTTGGAAATTGCTTAAATTTGTTAGTGCCAAATTCATAGCCAGCCCAAAGCTGTTGAGTAGTTGCTCCACCGCTAAATCTTTGACTAGCAAAGCCGTAACGGATTTCGCCTGTAGTGCTGGTCTTACTTACTTTAGATCCGCTAACGATTCTGTTAATCGCTTGTTGGCCTTTTGTGCGACTGCCAGCAGTTGATGCAATTTGCTTCTGTAAATAGGTAGCAAGGTTGTTAGAGGTTTGACGAGCCTCGGCTTTAGCTTCGTCACCTAGCAAGGTAAAGGCTTTATAGACTTGACGGAGCTCTGTCCGGTCAAATGCTGATACTTCTTCAGCCATTGCTATTCATCTCCTTTATCAGCTCGACTGCCGTTGCTACATCGTCCCAGTCATCCCAGTATTGCATTGGGATTCCAGTCTTAATGGCAACTGTGACTAATAGCCGCCTTATGCTGTCGGGCTGATGGCTTTTGGGTCATCGTTGCCAGTCCTTACATCGGCAACAGTTTCCATCCAGACATCAAAGGACTTGACTGGCTTTCCAGCACTTTCGCGCTTATAAGCGTTATATGCCAAGAACATCAAGTCCCAGATTCCTATATTGTCTTGCGCCTTTGTGATTGTGTGGCCTGTGGTCTTTTCCCACTTGGCCCACTCTGGCGGTTGAGCGACATAGGTGGCAACTTCGCCTCCGTTGTATTCAATTGTTATTGATAATTTCATAGCTCCCGATGCTCCGATCTCTTAACTAAAGGTCTCTGTTGGAGTTCCAATTACTGTCATCGTCCAAGTGTCGGTAAGTGCTCCGGGAGCAGCTCCACCAGCAGTTGGGAAGATTGGCAATACTGTGAAAGCAAAGACTGCTCCAGTTATTGCAGTAAATGAAACATTAAGTGCTGTGTTTGGTGCAGCTTCTGCATCTGTCCACATTGCTTCAAATAGAGAGCTTGCAGCTCCCCAATCCTGTAGCAATTCAATTGTAAATGTCCATTGCTTATCTACGGACTTATAGGCGCGACCATCAAGGGTCTGATAGGTCTCGATGATTGTCTCGCAGCTTAGGACTGCGCTAGTTGTCTGGGCGTCATAAGCAGCGCTATCGAGTGTGAAGGTCACATCGCGCCCAGTTATTACTGTTGTTGGCATTTGGGTCTCCTATGCGGTTTGCTCGTAGCGGACGCTCAAGCGTATGTCTGCAACCAATAAATTGGTCGTTCCTACTGTTGTTACTGACGGCCTATCGACTGTCGATAACTCATACTTGGATGCGTTTAGCGCTCCAAGAATACTAATAATTAATTGCTCTAAATTGTCTAATGATGCGGCGTTGCTGAAATACGCAACGCAAGCAGTTATAGTGTAATTTAATTTAACGCGAATAGTTGTCTTGCCTAAGACTTCAAGTTCCATATATGGCGCATCTGGGACGCACACTATTGCTGGAACGATTGGCGCTTCTGGAACTGAGTCATAAATATTAGCGGTGCATCCAGCCAAGGCAGTCTTAATAGCGCCGCGGACATCTGTAGCAATTGTGCTCGGCATTATCCAACCATCGTCTCTACATCAAGATAAGGGCCAAGTAAGCCAGTTACCTTGGCAAGTAAATTCTTAGATAGGCGGTAAGGGGTTACGCTAAAATCTATGCCTTCAATTGCTCCTCCAGCGGCTGTTCTGGCTTGGAAGATTTCGACTGAGATAGCCAGAATTGCAGCTTCAGCATTGGCATTTCCGACATAGGTTGATAGTCCAGAGAGCGCAGCGTTTCCTGCTGGGATGATATTTTTTTCCAATACATCTGCATTGGTGATTGCGACTGTAAATACATAATCTGAAATCTCGTCATCGGTTACTGTGTGTGTGCCATTAAATGGTGATCCGCAGCCAGTAATTATTACGGATTGGCCCTGAGTAAATTCTTGAATTGTTGCGGTCTCAAAGTAAGCGATATTATCCTCAAGCTTTACTTTGTTAATTTTGCTTTGGAAAGTGACCAGCATTGGAAGAACTAGGTTTTCTGAAGCATCGACAATATCGTTTAGATACGCATCGTTATACAAAGATGACGAAACGCCAAGAATCGTCCTAAGCTCTGTGGCCGTAACTATCGTTGGCATTTCGTCATCCTTTCAAGCAGTTAGGTGAGCGGCCAGCTCGGGAGCGGACTGGCCGTCACTATTA